GATTTGCGAACTTATTCTCAAAATATTCTTTCTGGGCTTCCTCATTGTTGTAATCAACGAAAGGTGTGGTTTTCACAAGTTCTTCTAAAATTTCTACAAATTTAGCAGATTCTAGCTCAATATTTTTCTTTTTTGTTTCAAGTTTTAACAAATTTGTAGTCATATGACTGATGGATCTATCTATTTTTCTAATCTCAATTGATAGTTCTTCGTCAATTACAACTACTTTGATTTTCTTATCTTTTTCAATTTTTTTCAAAATAATATCATCTTTTTGATTTTCTATTTCAAAATTGATATTTACAAGACTGTCATATCTAGTCTCTATTTCTCTCATACACTGCCACATACGACCGTGAAAAGAATGTTCTTTACCAATAATAAATTTTTCTATTTGAAAATCAGAATGTCTTTGAGGAACATTATATTTAGACAAAACTTCTCTGCATTTTTCTATCATAAGTACCTCTGTGTATGGAAGTCTTAATAATAGAGAAAGCTATATATAATTTTAATCTAAAGGCAAATCAAAATCAATTCTTATTACATCGTCCGCTTTTATCTGGTTATCAAAGTAAAATCCAAGTCCATCAACAGTTTCTGTAAATTTATTTTCAAGCCAAATTCTGGTTGGAACAGGAGGAGCATAATATATTGAAATATCTGAAAACAATCTTGTTCCGTTGACATAAACTCGTAAAGAACCTTGCGTATAAGGAACATTTAATCCAGTAATAAAGTTAATATAATCATTTGTTAAATTTTTACTCAATGGTGTAATTTGATAAAAGTGTCTATGAGCATTTTGAAGACCTACTGTTACATCTGCTGATATTCTGTTTGGTTGATTTACAGTAAAGCTTATTGTGCTGCTGTTTTCAAAAATTATTGGACCATTGTCAAAAAATACAACTTCTGAAATCAAATCAACCTGAAGTGTAATATTTTTAGCTTCGTTTGCTATCAGTGCAAGTTTTTCTCGCTCTGACAATGTCATTCTCACATAATCAACACCGTCATAAGATCCATCTTCGTGAGAACCAATATTGTGCAATGCTTCATCTATTTTTGCTGCTCTTAAATCACCGTTTGGCAAAAGTGACTGATCAAGTCTTACGTTAAGAGATCCTGTAGAGCCAATAGAAGCACGAAGTATTTCTGTATTGGCATCTACAGCATTATTAATGATCTGTTCTCTTTGATTAATAGCCTCAAGAGGCATATTATCATATGTCCAATAATATGGCTGTAATGGTTGGTACGATGGTATCGGTATTAAATCTATATCTGGCATAAATTATTTACTATTCTCAGATGAAATTTACTCGCCAGTTCCAAACGATTTGTATATCGCTTGTTTTGGACAAGGTTGGAAATGTTGCCATTGAATACAATGTGTCATCATTTAACACCAGAGCCATCTCTGACAGCCCGTATCCATTTGCGTCATCAAAGCCCAATACTGAAGTAAAAATGGCCTGTGTGGGGTTAGATTGATCAATTGACGCAATGACAGTCTTTGTTGCTCTTGTAATTCCAAACAAGCCTGTTCTTTCAGGATTTACATAGCGTAAAGTACTACCATCGACACCACCATCACCGAAAATCATTCTACTTACATAGTAATTGAAACTTGAGCCAATATTATTGGTGAGGCAATTAACTACTGAAGAACGGCCTCCAACTAATACGGTATTCTTGAAATCAATCACACGAGTTGATCCATTCTTATCATGAATAACTCCATTAACAAGACCAATTGAAGCTACTTTGTCATTTGTCATAAATCACCTTTTGTTTCAGTACCATCTCTTCTTAAAATAGTATATTGTATTCCTTCAAGTTGTTGAGAAAATTCTTCATTTTCTGGTTTTGAAGCTAACGTGTTAACAATTCCCATAGACATGTTTTCGACCTGACTTGTAATCAGTTCTTGACCGCTTCTGTCAATAAAGTTAAAGTCTTCACCCATGATTGTTGCTGCATCCTTTGTATATCTGTACAAATTATAAGAAACAGAAGTTCCGCCATATGTTTGTGCGCCAAAAGAATAAAATTTGCCAGTAATATAAACATATGTATCAGGACCAATTGTTTCTTCTTTTAAAATAGAAAACTTAGTTCCAGCATATTCAACCAAATAATTTTCAATAAAATTGCTGTTTTCAAGAGCATTTGGATCGCCTATGCTTGTGAATGTAGGCCAACCAATCGGCTTAAGGAGTTTCATTTGACTATAATTGAAGTTTCCTGTTGAATCATTAATTAGTCGTTTTAAAAACTTACCACTAGCTGACGCAACATCTCCAAGATTCCAATCAAGAATATAAAAATTTTGGGTATTATCATTGGAATAACCAGATATTAAATATTGTGTAAAATTTGCATCATAATAAAAATAATTTTGTGTAGTCAAAAATCTTGTAATATCATTTATTCCAACAGATGGACTTATCTCAACTCTTGCTCTTTTTGTTACAAAGTAATTTCCAGAAGAACTTGAAAGAATTATATTATTATTTTGATCAACAATTTTATAATCAAAATTAAATATATTCACATTGTAAAGACTTCCATCATTTTCAATAAAAATTATATTATCTGAAACATTGATGATGTTATAATATGTGCTATTTGAATCAATATAAACTTTCCAACTATTTGTGGCATATCCATTTTGAACATCCCAAAGAGTTTTAATTGGGTACATTACAAAATGATATGTTTGATCCGATAATTGATAAATATTGTCTTGATAAATATCAAAATTTGCTGACGAAAATATAATATTTGATAATCTGAATGTAAAGTTAGAAGTGTTTATCAATTCCAAAGGTGATCCAGATGCAATTTTTGCTGTATGACCATTCGCATTACTAAGAGTATATTCTCCAGCATTTACATGAGGTGCAAGAACTTCTAAAAATGTTTCTGGTGGGTCCGTGTCTAATCCAACATCATCTAAATTATAGAGCGGAGAAAACAATCTTATTTCTTCGTTGTAAGCAGTTGTTGTTCCAGAATCCTCAAGAGATTCTGTAGCAAGAACATTTCTTAAAACTTTATTGCTATACAATCCAAGTGGCATGTTTCTATTGAATACAGAATTCGCTTCTCCACTTATAATATTTTCATTTCCTGCATATTGAATCAAACATTGAATTGTTTCAATTGGAGGAACAATAATGTCATCAAAATAACCATTAAATCTTAATGTGTGCAAAACTGCATGAAATGGTATGTATTGTTCGATAATTTCTTGAGATTCAACCAATCTTGTGTTTGACAAATCTTGGATAAGAAGGTCTATGTTAAAATGAGAACTTATAGTGTTTCTGCATGGCTCAACAAAGTTTTTATCAATATCTTTAGGATCGTATGAATCTCTTAAAGATCCATTGTATTCATCCATGTTATAAGCTTGTTCACTGTAAGGAAATTCTGTTCTGATTTTTCCAAATTTAATTGGATCGTAAAATGGATTTTTTACAGAAACAATTGAATCAAACAAAGAATCTGATTCTTCTATTACACGAGTGTTCCAGTCTTTTTTTGGAAATTCAAAAGTTCTGTCGTCTCTTGTATCTGCAAGAGGTAAGTTTGTCACATAGTTGTGTATTTGAATTTGTGTTTCTGTTTTAAATTCTTTGATTTGATATGTTATTTTAACTCTATCGCCAGCAGCTAATTCTTTTCCTTTCCACTTTAGAAAAGATTGACCACCGCCAGTCACAATTTCAACATTTGATAAATTTATTTGATAATATGATTTGTTATTATCTTCAAATTCAAGTTTGAAATATTCTTCATTAACAGGCAAAGATACTTTGTCCAATTCCCAAATTGTGTTTCCTGTATATGCGAACGATTCTGTGTATGTATAATCTGTTCCTACAAACCAAAGTTGTGAAAAACTTAATATTCTAATTCCCGCATCATCGAGAGCTTGCCTTAAGCCTTCAAATGTACCTTTTCTTTTATAAAGAGGTATCGCTTTTTTAATTTGCTTACGCCATCTGGTAGGATCTGTGCTACGCAGTGTCAAATTAAACATACTAGCCAAATAAACAAGTAGTTGTTCTTGTATGATATTGGCATCATATAAATCAATAATTTGATTGGCTAAGTTTTCTAAAACTGTAAAACCCTGGCCAACACTTACATTTAATTTATCAAGAATTTCAGGACTCAAATCTACTGCTGAATATTTCTGCTTATACATTTCTGGCAAATATCTTGTAAGCAGATCATAATATTTATCACGAGGTGTGCGATGTGTAGGATTACTTGTAGTAGTGGCAATGTCTGAATCAAGATAAAACTTAATATGTTCGCTTATAGTATCTCCAGAAACATTTGGTTTCCATTTCCAACAAATAAAATAATCGCCTTCTCTAACATTAAATGCATCCCAGTAAAACACAAATCTAGAATAAGAAAGTTTAGAATCTGCTTCTGGTTTTACTATTGGAAACTCAACGCTTCCATCCTTCAACCACAAAGGGTTAGAACCACTTCCTTGCTGAAAAACAACCTGAGAATTTAAATAATAAAAATTAGTTTTTATTTGAGAACTTAAAAATGTTTGTTTAGCATCACTGGCATTTTTCAAATTTTCTTCAGTTGGATTATCACATGCTATATTATTAAGTTCGTAATATTTTAATTCAAGTCCTTTTTGTGAAGTTATTTCTTCATATTCATTTATATTTATATTTGCAAAATCTCTCTGAATATAATAAATTGTTATATCAACAAATGCATATGGATTTTCAGTAAAACAATCGTTGGCATCTGGAGTTAGAAGAATAAACTCCACCCTATCATTAACTTTTGGATTGTTATCAAATCTTTTAATCATTATTTTTACTCATATGTAAAGTTAACTTGAATATTTTCTGATCTAATAATTTCAAAATATCTAGCAATCACCTGTTTGCCGCCATTTTGTGGATTAGTTGTAACAAAATTGATTTCATATCTTCTCGGTTGTTGTAAATCAGACAAAGTTTTGACAATATCAATATCTCTTAAAATTTGACCATAATCCCAATTACTTAATGCAAAATATGCATTAACTCGGTTTTGTATTTGTGTTTTAATTTCATCTTGAAACTTTTTATAATATTTATCAAGAACAACATTTATAGCAATATCAACATAAATTATTTCTCCATCTTTTAATGAAATATAATCTGTTAACATTTTCTTGTCATTCATATAATCTTGGAATTCGTATTTAAACTGAGAATTTGCTTTGGCCAAATTAAAATTATCCAATTTAACAAGAATATAGAATTCAATGATATTAGCTGAACAACCACTGTGTCTCAAAACAGCGTTTGCCTTTCCCATCGTTCCATTATATGATGTCGTAAACAAATTAGCAAAATTTTTGTAATCACTGCCACTTACACACCTGTTTTGTGTTTGTGCATATACAGGAAGTTTATATCTAATATCATCAATTGTATCGCCTTCGTATCCAAACTCGCCTTTAGTGTAGTTTGTTAATGTTACAACTGCATTGTAAACTTCTCCATCAATTGGCACTAATGCTTCCGCACTAGCATAATTGCTGACAATATTACCAGACGTGCCGCCACCAACTCTATAAACAACTCTAATATTAGATCCAGAAGTAGGTATATAACCAGCTCTATTACTTCCAAAGATTACAAAAACACTGTAATTAGCAGTGAATTCAATTCTGTACTCTCTTCTTGCTTCAGAATCTGTGAAATATTTTACTTGTTCCCATTGAGAACCATCAACATAAACTCTAATTGAATCCAATAAAACAGGATTAAAAGAAAGTGAATATGATTGATTAGGTCCACCGTTTGATGTGAAAAAATCAGTATAAGTTCTTCCTTGCAATCCAACAATATTTGTGTTAATTAACTGACCAGAAGGTATGATAATATCATCATCAAAAATTGGTCTATTTAAAGGATCTGCTGAAAACAATTCGATTGTTGTTGAAATTTCACCATTTACAATATCAACAATATATGGTGTTGGTATTCTCAAATCAACATTAAAAGTATTGGCAATTCTGCCACTCCACAATGATTTACCAGCAATTGGCGGCGTTGGAGTATAACCAACGAGTTGCGCCAATCTAAATGCATTGTCAAGTTCAGTAACAGTATCAATGAAAACTTCATTGGCAATTTGGTCAATTTTAAAAGATAAAGTATCGGCAATAAAAGCCCAGTTTTCAATAAGCATGATGCCTAAACTGGATTCAACAAAATCGTTGAATTCACTGCCAAAATTTTCAGTAATATAATTAATAAGTCTGGTCTTCATAGACCAGAAGTCTTGATTAGTATAATTAAGTGAAAAAACTTGGGGCTTCGATGTGCTAGCGCCAATTTTATAAGGTATCAAATCAAACGGACATTTTTCCATCATCCCTCCCCAAACGGAACAGCCAAGACAAGTTCTTGGACACTATCAATTTTCTCTGGATTTATATAGTTAATTCTCACCAATACTCCACGCTCATCATTGTAAGTTTGAAAAGTTACAGGGTCTTTTTGTGATAAAACTGAAACTTGTATGTCGGTAACTGTAATTCTAGGCTCCCATATTTCTATAGCACCAGCTATATCATTTTTAATTGCATCTCTTACAGAATCAATATTTTGCTCAAATATGTACTTCCTTAAAGGAGTGCCAAATTGTGGCAACATAACTCTTTCTCCAGGATTTGTCATAATTAATTGCAACAAATCACCTTTGATATTATTTGATCCTTGCTGCGAATAAAAAAATCCTAAAGGATTTTTTGTAATCGGAAATTGGAAACCATAAAGAGCCATAATATATCTCCTAAGCAGTAGCGTTAATATTTGTTCTAGCTGAATCATAAAATTTTGGGGAAATATTATTACAGCCTGCTGGCAATTTAACTGAAAAATTTTCCCCTGAAACTTCCCTGTTGACAACACTACCATCCGCTCTAGTATCTTGAACATAAGTTTTGCCACCAACACCCAAAGATGATGGTAACACAAGAGATCCCAAGCCTATTCCCGGCGCAAATTGACTGCAAGAAGCATAAACTCTATCACTCACTCTTAAACATCCATTTTGAAAAACAACAACTGGAGCAATACCAGGAACTTTTGTTTGTGCATTTGTTTTAATAGTTTGATTTATTTCATTATTTATATTGGATTCAGTTTTGGGATCTCTGAAAACTGTATAATCCATACCTGCAAGCAGGTAAATTTTACCATTTGCCTGCAATGCAATTGTTCTGTTTGATCTTATATAATGTTCTTCTTGAGTAAAATCGAGCCTCTTTTCTTGAACAAAATTTATATTGCTTT